CAATGGTTCGTGGAACCTAATCCTAAGAGGAGATTCCATAAACCTGAATTGGAGAAAGCATTAGATATGTGCGTTGAAAGAAACGCCACGCTAATCATTCCTAAAGTTCAACATCTAGTTCACAATACAGTTTTTGTGGAACTTTGTTTTAGGGCGCAGTTCAAGGTGGATCAATTTAAAGTAAAAGATAAGAGGTTAGATGTTCTGGGTTGTGATCTCATGGGATCTGAACCTATGCAAATGGGCCTACTTTACAGCCTCGCCCTGGCTAAGTCTGAAAAGACATCCAAGAGCGTTAAAAAGAAAATGAAGGAACTGAAAGAGAAAGGCGTTAAACTCGGCGCACCAGACCTAAGCATTGCCAGGGCGCACTCGTCCGCAGCACTTAGGGCCAGAGCAAAAGAGCGCAGGGTGAAGATCCTTCCCATCATTAAAGAGATCCAAAAGGACGGCAACAGAACACTACAAGACATTGCCAGGCAGTTGAACAAAAGAGGGGTGCCAACAGCCAGGGGTGGTAAATGGTATGCCACTAGTGTTAAAAATATATTAAGAAAATAAGGAGATTGATATGAGTGAAGTTAAATTCAGCAAAGAGACCAGTTGTGCATTAATGAAAATTGAAGCAGAGCAAATGAGCCTGCTAAGACTTTCCAGATACATAAACACGGAATGGTATAAGTTCTTTTTCAAAGATCGTGTGTCTCATAATCTGGCCAGAGTGTTCTTTGAAAGACACGCTGTTGAAGGCGAGGTGGAGTTAATAGATATTCTGGACAGCTTGCCAGTTGTTGATGGAAGACGATTAGTTGGCGAACATTCACTAAAAAAGAGGGTGGATCAAGGAATAGCGAAAAAGATTATAAAAAGACAAAGATGTAAGCATGACCAACGTAGAAGCTGCTATACCTTTTATAACAATCAGATAGCAGAAGAAGTGGCCATGCATTGTAGTGAGCAAAATGAATTAAGGCTCAACTTGATGCTTGATGCTCTGGACGGCGCACCAGATAGTTTGTTGGAACACTACACGCGATTAGTGTCACAACGCATTGAAGGCAGCACTAATCGTTTAAGGGCGTATGATTTTTTAACGGCTTTAAGAAAATAGAGTTAAAATTTTACCCTGTAAATATTAACCACGATAATGGAACAAAACGATAGACGGATAACAGAATGTCAATTATAAATACAAACTAGACACAATGACGGCAAAAGGAAACAAAAAATGAAAGACAGCTACTACTATTACCAAAACTTGCGTAACCAGGGATCCAAACGATGGACAATCCCCATGGATAAATCTGAACACCTGGAAGTAGCTATAGAAACTGCAACCGCATTAGTGGAAGAATTGAAGGCCATACAGAAGCAACGAATTAAGAGTTACTTAAAACTATTTCATGCCAGGCACGCCATTGATGAAGCCAGTCAACGAACCAAACTACTGGCCAACGGCAATGACGATACCAAGCATAAAAGCTATAAAGGAGCCGTGTAAAGCCTAAAGGTTGCGAGTGCAAGAACCTTTAAAGTTTACACACCATTTGTAAAATCTAAATTGGAGAAAACCATGATTAACAAGAACCATGTAAAACCTTCCCAAGTTGTTGATTTTACTAGCACTACATATAGACATACCGCAGCTATAGACCACATTTTGTCGTGTTCTATACTTCGTATAATATATATAAGTTTAAAGACTAGTAAAACAGCTAACCTTCCCAGACAACCCAGACCTGCTTACCTAGCTAAACCTGCTAGAATCTTTGAAGTTTTGCAATACATTAGCGATTCCAAAGGGCATTACAGCAAAGACAATTACGCTATTTCCATGCGAACACCAGACGAGGAAATGGCCATGGACAAAGTAAAAAGGAATATAGCGCAGGGGTTTAGATCCCAAATTAGGGAAAGTGGGGTGGCAGCATGGTAGGGAAGCTAACAGAAGACAATAGGATGTCTTGTTCTATCGTGGCCACGGCGGCAGGCTTTAATCCTTGGAAGTCTAAAAATGAATTGCTAGACGAGATGATTAAAGCAAATCATGGTGAAGACATTAGGAAGGAACAAACTGCCATTATGTCCAGGGGAGATCTCTTAGAGCCTGTTATTCTAAAACAGGCACAAAAGGATTTAGACTTAGACGATGTAGAAACAAATGTTCCTCTGCCATTAAGTCACCCTGACATTCCCTTGAGCGGATCTGCGGATGGTTTCTGTTGGTCTACTGATCTGTTTATTAGGGAAGATCAAGAGAAGGGCATATTCGTTATGACTCCTACCAAAGAAATAACCCTACATGGTATAGGCGCAATGGAGTGCAAAATAACTTCCGCTTACCCAGAAGAAGAACCACCACTCTGGCGTGGCCCCATGCAGTTGCAAGCCATAATGGATATTCAGAAGATAAAGTATGGCATTTTGGCCATCTGCTATCAAAGTGTGCATTGGCGTTATTTCATATACCCACGCGATGAAGCAATGGTAGATATGATCCATGCAACAGTATTGGATATGGATAGAAGGATAAGGGAAGAAGATTTTTTTGCACTTGAAACTGCTGATGATGCAGCCATTGTCCACGCTGAATCAAATGAAAATCATATAGACCTTGAAGAAGATGCTTTGGATCATATTGATCTATTTAACCAAGCCAACAAATCTATTAAACATTGGCAAGAAGTTAAAGAAAGATCTCAATTAAGTTTGATGGATATTCTTGGGCGTAATACTAAAGGATCTATAGCGGTTAATAATGGCCTTAATACAACTACCTACATAGTTAATTGGGGAACCAGGAACATAAAGGCCAAGCCTGCAACCTGGAAGCCTGCGGTGGAAGCGAATGTAGTCCGTAATAAATCAATTAACATTAAGCAATTTATAGATGAAGGTGTAGATCCTTCTAAATCTACCCAGGCGGGGAATTAATAATGGATTATAAAATAAGCGATACACCACTTAAAAAGGGTAGGTATGACCATTTGGTGGATATATTGATGGACGGCAAGACTTTGCATGACTTAGATAAATCAACCTGCCAAGGAGCCAGGCAAAGGTGTTATCAATTAGATATACCTGGTGCAACCATGAAGATCCAACCTAATGGCTTGTATTCTTTAGGATTAAGGGAAGTAGAGAAAGTTTAAAAGTGAAAGATAGTCTACTTGCATACTGTAATTATTGTGGGGCAACTGGCCCCTGGGAAGGTTATATAAGTGCTTTAAACCACAAAGAAAGAAGTGGGGAAATTACGGCCACTAACTGCGGAACGTGCCATAAACCTTTTTCAATCTCATATAAACAAGAGGATTAATCCGTAGACGGCAATGTATGATCGTTAGCAGTTTCCAACAAGTGAGCGTTATACGTTGCCCTTCTTCCCACTTGTTCCGCGTATTTAGAATCTAATAGATTCTTTGCCGCACCTTCCCAATTTTCATCTGCTAGATCTTTCAACATATTCTGGAAGTTAGAGATAGCAGGAACACCCATATTAAAAGCTAAGTAATACATTACTAACTTGGCCCTGGGTGGCAGATCTTCAATCCATGGCCATCTGGCCAGTAATTCTTCTTGCACTATAGTTATATCGTTTTTAAGCATAACCATAGCTTCGTCTTCGCTTATCCCTCTATCGTCAAGATTTCGGCCTATACCAATAGTAAGTTTGCCAGAAGTGCAATGATAAGGTTTCAGTCTTAAACCCTCAAACACAATAAGGTGTTCTGTTAATTCTTTAATCATCGCTAGTGTGTGATGCACCAAAGTAGAAAGAGATAATGGCAGAAGCCAGTCCGCCCAGATAACCCAACACCAGGCTAACTATAGTGTCACTATTGGCATCAGGTGGCATCAAAGTTACTGTGAATATATAACCTAAGAAACCACTTATAATCAAAACGCCTATAATCTTAGAAGTCCAATCCTTAGAAAACATAGATCTAGCGTTCTGTATGTCTGCTGTTTCCAGGGCAAATAGATCTACGTCTAATTCCTTCATTTTAACTTCAAAGTCGTTATCAACCTTTTTAAGTTCTGCAAGTTGCTCAGGCGTGGCGTTCTGCACAGCTTTTTCAATATCTTTTGGAGTGTTGTTGCATCCCAACGCCTGAGAAACCATATTTGCGGCCATTCCGCCCATTGGGCCACCTAAAGCAGTCCCCAATGTTGGTGCTACGGCACCAATTACACCTTTTAATAGTTCTTTCATGGGTTAAGTTGTAAGTTGCATTTTAAGAACGTCAACTCCTGTAGGTGTATATTTCTATCTTTTCTTCTTTACCTTTTACGTTTATTTCGTCTACATAATGGAAAGTCATACCTTCTACTGTTTTGATAGTTTCATAAGGGAATAGGGTATCTGCGTCATAGTTCCTAGTCTGTCCTTCTAACCTGGCTCCCAGGTTAACGGCATCACCTATAACTGATAGATCCATTCTTAATTCAGATCCCATGTTGCCCACAATACAAGTGCCTGTGCTAATACCTGTGCCTACTTTTATTAAGGGCAACCCTAACCTTATAAACTCATCTCCTACCTTCTTGGCTTCTATTTCAATGGCCCTTCCTGCCAATAAGGCCTGCTTTCTGTGTTCTTCGCATGGGATAGGGTAGTTCCACCAGGCCATAATACAATCGCCCATATACTTATCTATGGTGGCCCCATGATCCAGTAAGATATTGGTCATTTGATCCAAGAAGCCATTGATTAGATCTACTAGGCCCTCTGGATCATCTTTATTCTTAAACGCTTCACTTATTGGAGTAAAGCTAACTATATCCATAAACAGAAAGGTCATTTCTTTACGCTCTCCGCCTAACTTCATAAGGCTCGGATCTTCAACAATCATGTCCACATATTCTGGGGATATGTATTTACTGAACTGGCCTTTTATTTGTTCCCTTAGTTTCCATTGTTCTCTAAAACGTAAATAGTAAGACACGCTTCCTGTAATGAATGAAGCTATTAATGTCCAGGTAACATCTAACAAAATGCCTGCTTGGATAAGCCAGTAACCACTACCTGTAAGCATAAAAAGGCTTAAACTGGTTAATACTAACCCTAGGCTCATGCTTAGTTTGTTCGTTAGAAGCCACGCAAATGAGAGGAAAATTAGAAAAATAGCGATTTCTGCGCCCAAATGCCATTCTGGGATCCTGGGAGAGTCCTGGATTAATATAGACTCAGCTAATGCGGCCTGTAAGTGATGCGGATTCATTAAACCGTTAGGCGTAGAAACTTGCGGAAGGATCCCACCACCGCTAGTTCCTATAATCACATACTTATCTTTTGCAGCTTCTAAGTTGTCCAGGTTAATAATCGGAGTGTCTACATAACTAACCCACTTACGCATCAATGGATCTACTGGTATAGGTGGCAATGATGGAACCCTTATCTCCCCATCAGTCATATTAATTATGTAAGTATCTTGGCCTGTAAGCTGTTTAAGGATCTCTATTGCAAAGCTAGGGGTGAATCCATCTGGGGATCTTAATAATAATGGGATCTGTCTAACCAGGCCATCCACGTCTGTTGGTGCTGATGCGATACCTTGTGCGGCCTTTTGTTTTAATAGATCTATGTTCTCAACAACTCCCCTGGCCATATAGCCACCGCCTGTATCTTCTCCAAGTATTACCGTTCCTACAACTGGTGGGAAGGATCCATTGTCATTTTCAAACATAGCCAGGACAGAAGGCCCATATCCTAATGCTTCTGCAAAGGCTTCATCTCCGCCCATCCTATCTGGTTGTGGGAAGGTAAATGCCCAGGCCTGGCCAAAACTACCAGAATTTAATAGATCTACCTGGATCTCCGCTAATCTTTGCCTGGGTAATGGCCAACCACCTTCATTAGCTATGTCTTCTTCCGTTATATCCAGGATAACGAAATTCCCAGATGGGGCCTGTTCTTTAATAAAAGCATCAAAGGTTTTTAGCTTTAAGATCTCCAAAGGGGTGAGTTGCATCAATAATGGCAATGCCAGGAGAATAAAGAGAATAGGGAATATAAGTCGTTTCATTAGCTTCCTTGTTTAATTTTGATGGTATTAGATGATCCACCGTTAACTTTAACGATGTTCTCCACGCCATTTTGAAAAAGAATTAACGTATAAGCGCTTGATCCGTCCAGATCTATCCTAAAACTATCACCTACGGCCCTTCTTATGCTTACTTGCTGTCCTGTGATTATGGTGGTGATCTGCGTTTCTTTGTCCTGGCCAATCTTTGTGCCTGCTATCTTTATACCTGTAGCAACCTGGTTTAATTGTTCGTCTTCTTTAATAATAGCCAGGGCATCTATAATCTTTAATAGATCTTCCAGGAAGTTAACATCCAGGTAATTTATATCTAATTCAGTAAATTCAAGATCTGCTTCATTATCCAACATATCCTCTGCCAATAGATCTACGTCCAGATCTGTAAAGTCCAAATAGTCTGCTGTGCCTTGTTGTGTGCTTTCCTCTGTTGTGTCTTCCCTGGTATCTGGTCGATTAACAATAAGCATATTGTCTATTAACTCTAGGCTTATATCTAAGATCACAGGCTTAGAAGGGGCCTGGTTGTAAGTGATAGCTGTTGTGGCTTGATACGCTTCATTAAGTAAGACTTCTCCCATTGCTGTTTTTACTAATATCTCACCACTTGGGTTGCCGTATTCATCTGGGAGCAATATCACCAAACTAGATCCTAATTCTGGTGTTGTTGTAATGGTGAAATCAGTTCCACGCACATAAACATCAGCAGAAGGTGTTTTAATACTAATGGCTTTCTTATTGTTGAATTTACCTGTAACAAATCTGGCCGTGCCACTAGCAAAACGCAGGGCCATCTCTGACTTCTTAGGATCTGCGTCATAGACATAGCTGTTTATAACTAAACGGCTATGCGGCATTACTCTTACAATAGTATCATCCGCAAAAGTTATACCAACTCTGCCTGCTTCTGTCTTGACGTTATCCATCTGTTGGATAGGAAACGCCAACTCTGCCCCATAAGGCTTATCTCTTAATACCTGGGCATTGCCTTTTAGTTCACTTATAGAACCAATATCAACAGCTTGTGCTTGTGCCTTGGTCGTTTTGAATAACACAAATGGTGCTAGTAGTAGAGCCAATGCTAAGTATTTTGAGCCAATCATTATCTAATGTAGATGCTTGTGTAACATTAAAGGTGCGATTAGATCCTTCGTGATCTAAGTAGAAATATCCGCCTGCATACCCATCTCCATTGTAGTTAACAGCATTGTCTGAGCCGTCAATGTCCATGTAGTTTGTAGCGTTATCAACATCTATAGCAGAAATAATCGTGTTACTAGATCCATTGATTATCCAGTCCAGATCTAAGGTGCTTGCTAAAGCCGCCGTGGCGTGATTGAGCGTAAGGTTGTTACTATTCCCAGTCACATCCACGTTCACATTACTTGAGTCTGCCCCATAGGTCGCAGTCTTGTCTGTGTTCATGGTGAATGTGTTGGAATTTCCATCAAATTCAAAAAAACCAATATAAGAATCTGAAACAATATCACCCAGAAACTTATTGCTATCTCCAATCTGGTTTATGTCTAATGTCATAGCTGTGCCATCAAGATCAAGTCCTGTCATGTCACCTGCCACGGCATCTGCGCCACCTATTATATTTCCAGATCCTAGTTGTTCTATATCCATATTTGAATGGGAAGAACCAGAACTCTGGTCTATAAATATTTCGTTATCCGCACCAAATAAAGGTGTAGATAACATTATTAATAAAAGTAATTTTTTCATTCTTTTAATCTCCAATAGTTATGATTTACACCCTCTATAATTGTTTCCAATACGGCCTTTTCAATGGCCATTTGCAAAGCAATACTGGTAGGCTCGTTTTTAACTGCGCCGCCTTCTAGTTCAACTAATTCTGTGTTGTCTGAAACAAATCTAAATACATCATTATCTAATGATGCAGATAATACTGTCTTCGTTACTAAGACCTCTATTAATACCTTTCCTGTGCTAACTGATACAGTTCTAAGGCTTATTGTAATAATATCTTCTCTATAGGACTTGGATAATCCAATTCCCAGATAACGTGCGCCTGCACCACCAGATGTTATATTAGCCTGGTAACTTAGAACTCCGCCTACCATTATCATATCGCCAAACTTTAGGGGCATTAGCTTCTGTTCTTCATCAAAGTTTTCTCTGGTGGATCTAATTAACTGTCGTTCTTTTGTTAAGTTGTCTAATCCTACTCTTTCAACAACATCAAAGAACTTTGAATGTTTTAAGGCCCTGATTAGATAGGCGTGTGGGGCCTGGGAGATGGCACTAGAGAAGGTGGCGTATTTAGAGTTGGATCTTCTTGCTCCTGTTTGATCCATAAAGCCATCAGCATATACAGCAATAACAGGCTTTCTTTCTGGTTCTCCTATTTGTGATAGATCTGTAAATAGGGAATGAACTACTGCAACTTCTGGCCTTCCTACGCCTAAATTGTTATCAAGCGGATCTATCATAAGACTACAACTAGAAAGTAAAGCCGCCAATAGGCACAATGACTTCTGTAACATTTCCGTCCTCATCAGTTATTTTAACGCGCACTTCTTCGTCTGTTATTTCATATTCTATGGTGTTGCCATCCAATTCCATGGATCCGCTTTTGTTGGTTTCTTCACCAAACAAAGACGCTTCTACTTGCCTGGCTATGTTTGCATAGATCCTGGAAGTTAAATTACGCATAAATCTAGCTTCTACCGTGTTGGTTTCCTCTCTCTCTAATTCGTCTTTTAAAGCCTGTATCTCATCTTTGATGGCCTGTTTGCGGTTGGTTTCTTGATTCTCAATAGTTAGATAATGACTAGAAGTATTTTGGCCGTTGAAAGAGGGTGATTTAAACTCATGCACCATTTCGTCTGCATTGGCCACAGATACCATAACTACTACGGTAATAAGAATGGATGAAATAAATAATATTTCACCGTAACCGTCTTTCTTTTTAGTCTTTTCTTTGGTCATCTCTATCTGCTTTTGCTATCTTGTTGCTGTCTATCAACTGCGGAACACCTAGTATTGTTTTTATTAATGTGTCCTGGCGTATTATTTCATTATCTAAAGATCTTACGCGGTCTATTAGTGCTACCAGGATCCCATGTTGGGAATCTAACTTAGTGCCTAACCTTTCTTCCATTAGTGAGATCTGTTCAGCCACTTTATCGTCCAGGACATCTAACTTGGTTTCCATGCCATCAATAATTCTATTGATTAGCTTCCAGATAAAAAAACCTAAACCACCTGCGGCAGCTATTGGAAAGCCTACCTCATTAATAAAGGTAACGGCTTGCTCCATTATTTCTTATTAGGTTTCTTTTTAACTTCTATAGTCTTATATGCTTCATTAACTTCTGGAGTTGTAGGATCATCAGCAACAAATTTACCTTCATCTGTTCTGGCCCTAACTTCTTTATCTTCTACACCTCTTATCTTCTGTGAAATGTATTTAATAGTTTCGTAATATGTGTCTGCTAGTCTCATGTTTGCACCTCTGGATTAAAAATATTTAGATCTATAAGTTTCTGACGATTCACTAAATGCTCGTCTTCAACATCTTTTTTTGATTGACCAAAGTAAGCAACCGCCAAATGATTATCTATTAACGCTTGATTGATGTTTACTCCGTCCACCCAAATTGTTCCCAGGACTCTACCGTATTTACCTCTGGAATCTTTTAATTCTGTTTTAACAACAACTCTTTTACCGTTCTCTATTGAGTCTTTTAAGAAATCTTTAGCCAATAATCCTCTAGCTTTCTCATCAAGGTTACGAGTGCGTGACTCGGGAGTATCAATACCATATAAACGAATACTAGACTTAAAAGAAACATCGAACCCAAGACATAGAACCCCAACGAGACTATCCCCATCAATAATTCTGTCAATTTTACAAGAATACTCATACATCACAGATACCTAGTAGCTATTAGGGCAGTAATCAATACAGGATAAATACCCCATATAAGCGTTTCTAATCTTTTAAACTTAGTAGATCCCTCGTCTAACCTGTCTTCTATATACTGAAAGCGAATAGCGTTTTCACGTTGATGTGCTTCAAGGGTTGTTATTGTTTCAGCTTGGTTTTCCATCTGGCGGAATCATCTCCTGCAATTCTTTTTGTTTTAATCTAAAGTGATCTTGCTTCATGTTAAATTCTGCAACGTGCCTAGATAGTTCCTCTAACTGGCGTTGTAAAAACTGTAAGCTACTAGCAGTAGCATATTGTTCATCACTCATAGACTCAGTATTTATCTTTCTACCATCTGGCAGTTCTACTTCAAACGCTTGCCTTTGAATGGGGATTTCATTTTCTCCCATATCATCTTGAAGAACTTTTTGATCTTCTCCCAGATTGTCTTTAAGGTTTTCTTTATTTTCTTCATTGTTGTTTTCCACATTTGCACTCCTGGTTAATGGTTTAAGAAATCTTTTTAATTACTGTAGTTGGCGTAACCTTTTCTGCTATTTGTGCATCAAGATCTGCCTTAATATCTTTAACTTTATCTGCTGTTAATGCAGACTCTACCCACCCCTGAACATCGCTTGGTTTTAAATCAGACCAATTAGTAAATGATGATAAATCAGATGTATCTAATAGCTGCGTTCCAATAACCCTGGATCTTTGTGGATCTCCGTTATTATCATTATTACTATCATCGGTTGCCGTTAAACTCCAATGAACGGTATGAACCACGTTTGACTTACTGCTTTTTGTTGGATAAGTCTCGCAAGTGCCAACATCCCAGGTATAATTTATGGCCATTTTATCCTTCTAATGTTTTCACTCTAGCTTCTAATTCTTTTAATGCTTCAACCAATAAAGCAGACATATTTGCGTAATTAACAACCTTTGGCGCGTCATTACCTGAGTTATCTTTACCAAGTCCGCCATCACTTACTAATTCTGGAACTACTGTCTCAACCTCTTGGGCAACGAAACCAATATTAGTGTCAGTTCCCCTGGATGCGTCTTTCCATTTAAAAGTCCTGCCTTTTAGTTGAAGAACTTTGGCCAAACTGCCTGACAGATCTGCTATATTCTTTTTTAAACTAACGTCTGATACGTTCCATGCTCCACTAGAGCCAACATAGGCAACGTAAGATGATCCTATTTTGAAATAAATGTTATTTGCTGTTGATCCAAATACACCATAATCACCTCTGGTGTAACCTGGTAATAAATCTGACATAAAAGCACTATTATTATCACCCACACAAACAACATCACCACCATGAGATGTGATCCTTGCATCTGAATAAGCTGCGGAAGTAGCATCAAAATAGGCTTGTCCATATTGGTTAATAACAAACTTTGTAGTGCCACCTGCGCCATCATCTACTGTTATTGCATTACCAGTTCCATCATTTCTCACATATAGTGCGGCACCGCTATTACCTGCTCCATCGTTTATAACTTGTAAACAATTTTGCGCTCCTGATGTATTTTGATAAAAATATCCGCAAGGTTCATCTGTTGCTGTTTGAGTTACATGAAGTTTGGCGGAAGGACTAGTATTGTCTATACCTACATCTCCATTGGCATCAATGCGGACTCTTTCACTATTATTTGTATGAAAACTTATAGGTATATTGGCAACAGCTTTTACTTTTAGTTCTGTAGAAAGACTTTGAAGTTGACTATAAGTAGTTCCGCTATCATTGCTCTCAAATGTTAATTGGCCAATATTATCGGCACTTCTACCTCTGAGTTCTATACCATTGGCAGAACTGTCAGAAACTATGTCTAGGGCAGCATTAGGGCTCGCAGTTCCTACACCTACGGCTCCGCCACTTTTTATAGTAAGTCTTTCTGTAAATGCGCCACCTGTGGCTTCTGTCCAGAAAGATAAAGCTACTGCATCATCAGCACCATCTCTAGTAGCACGCATACCTGCATTTGCTGTAAATGCGCTGCCACCATCTAAATTACCAAATCTGACTTCACCAATTCTATTGCTGCTTGTTACATCTGGGCTGATTAACTCTAATACACCAAAATCATCTGCTGCTGCACCTTGTATTGATAATACTCTTGATCCTGCGCCAAATCCTGCTTCGTTGGGTGTGGTTGTTCCCAATCCTGCGTTCCCAGAAGATCTATAAACATTGCCGCTACCTTCTGTCCATGCTCCGCCTGCGGATGCCCAAGATAAAGTTCCAGAGCCATTGGTGGTAAGAACCTGACTGGCAGAACCATCTGCTGTTGGTAATACCCATATTTGATCGCCTGTTAGGGCAGGTGCTTCAAATCCAACGTAATTAGATCCTTCATAAAACCTTAATTCATTAGCAGATCCATCTAAAGAAACAGTGCCAGATACAGCCAATGTAGAGTTAAGATCCGTAGCACCAGAAGCAGCTAATGTCGTAAATGCTGCTGTTCCTGCTGAACTGGCACCTACGTTAGTTCCATCTATTGTGCCACCATTTATATCAACGGTATTACTAGCCGTTACAGATAAAGGCATAGTTATCCAGGCATTATTGGCCGCGTTTCTTAGTTTTAATAAACTATTTCCTGTGTCTACCCAAAACTCGTAAGCGTAAGTTGTAGAAGGTGCGGAAGATCCGCTATTGTTTGAAGATATGGCCAACGCCATACTGTTAATGTCTGCTCTGACTGTAGCGCCAGATGCGTTAGCTATTACATAATCATGTTGCGCCATCTAAAAACCACCTTTAGATATTATAAAATTTATATAAAAGACCGTAAGTTGCATATTCATATTGTCAATATCCCCTTGCTAAATAGTAAGCAGTCCTGGATATTCCAGTCCCACCAGAATTGTAAAACCTTAAAGTGAACCCTGTAGCAGACGAACTGGTAATAGCATAATAATCTCCTGTGGCCATGTCATTAGCAGTTATAGCTATCTGTGGTGTTGATAAAAAGGCAGATCCATAAGTAAAAGCAGTTCCCGCAGAATTTGTGGTTCCTGTTTCTGACTCGAAACGATAATAAACCTCTGCTTTAGCTGTTAGTGAAGAAATGTTTATCTGATGTGTTGCGTCTTCGGAAGTGCAATTAACCTTAAATTTAAAACCTCTCCCAACGTAGTTACCTATAGTGAACTCTTGATATGAAGACCAGGTTGCAGATCCACTAGCAGGATCATCATTGGTGCTAGATATAAACATAGTTGCATTAACATCATCAAATGTGTTTGCATCTACAGCTTCCCAATCATCTATATTCTGTAAAAAGTTATCCCAAATATCGGTGGTAGAAACAGTAGTAAAGATAATGCTGCTTGATAAAGTCGCATTTGCTACCGCTCCCAGATCTATTTTGTTAGTAAATTCATAATATCCTGATAGATCCGCACCACCTACTGAATCTATTAACCCCCAAGTATCAATATTCCCTGCAACACTATCCCACGGAGTATCGGCTTCAAACTTTAAACGTCCAGTATCGGAATCTATAACCATGTTTGATTTAGTTCCTGCAAATGTAGTATCTGTGACTGTTGCTGCTGTCCTCTTATCAAAAATAGAAGGGGAGACAGTATTAACAATAGATTTAGCGTTTGTTGACTTATTGTTTGTTGAATCAACGGCCTTTATTAAATATGTTCCTACTAATAAAGGCATGGAAGCTGAATTTGAAGATCCTGCTATATCTGAACCTACTTTTATAGAAGATCCCCATGTGGCCCCACTTGTTGCTACAGAATGTCTTATTTCAAATGTTCCACCTACCTTTACATCTATATCTGGTGATGGAGTCCAAGAAAGATTGGCTTGAGTGCTTTCTGCCCTTAAATAGAAATTTGCAACATCCGTAGGTGCTGCACTTAATCCTGTTATCTCTGCTGTGCTTTCTGCATAAATTGACTTTATGCCTGCATCATTTATTGCGCGAACTATAAATTCATAATTACCAGGAGTTATATCAAAGAACTCAAAGAAAGTGCCAGTTGATAATCCTGCTATCTGGTAAGGATTTGTTGTGCCTGCTAACTTAAAACCAACTTCATAATTTTCTATAGTTACTCCCAACGCTTCCCAATCTGAATTTGCTACTGCCACCCAGGACAATACCGCTTTTGCTTTAATGCCTGATCCTGCTGTAGATGATACAAGGGATTCAGTAATACCAGTAATTCCTGGTGGATTAACAGAAGGCAATATAGATTTTCCTTTTACTCTAATTTCTGTTGTTGCGTAGTCAGAAGAAAAGCCTGCTGAATTAACTGCCTTAACTGAAAAGTAATACACGCCAGGATCTAGGTTATCTATTGTGAATTGTTTACCTGTAACCGTCCCTGCTTGTATATAAGTTCCACCTGGCGTTCCAGACATATAAGCAATCTCATATTTTGTTACATAAGAAGATTTTGCCGATTCCCAGTCCAAACTAACTCTGTTTGTTACCCTTGGATCGTTGAACATTAATGATTCTGTTGCAGTTAAAGACGTAGGTGCATTAACTGAACCCATAGAAGGAAGATCTGTATTAGGAGATGTATCTATTGCACTTGCAGTTCCATGGTCATAAACACCTGAGTCATATTCTCTAGCAATTATTGATACTTCGTCTGTTGATTCTATTGTGACACTGATAACTCTAAATAATTTACCAGAACCACTATTAAGACTACTCCACCCTGGCGCATCTAGTTTTATATAAATAACATCTCCTACCTCTGCCAATAGGCCCTCTTGGAAGGTAGAAAATTCTATCAATATACCTTGCCTAGTTTGCTTCATTGTTTGCTCTGCAATATAAAAGGACATCAACCTGTCTGCTGTAAAAGGTAACTCAATTTTTGCTTCCATTAATAAGTTATTATCAGCAAGTTTGTAGGCAGAACTTTCAACGTATTCAAAATCAGATTGCCATTCTTTGGCAGGATTAAAATAGTTGGCACTTATCCTGTTGGTTAAAGTGTTTTTGCCTGGCAATGTTATATCGTAATTAGTCATTATATTTGACTCATCAAAAGTCAAAGATGGCGTTTCCGCCTTATCTAATATCAACTTATATACACCGCCACTAAAAACTAGCATACCCCTACAACTTGTAAGCAATTTATTAAGAATATCTAAGCTAGATTCACCTATAGTTACTACACCATTCAAGGTGTATCTTTTTTGTGTTTCTTGGTGTCCTGTAGACAATGTATAGGTTATCTTTTCGTCACAATAATTTGCAGCAGCTTCAAAAGAACTATCACTAATCTGGCTTCCTGATATACCTCTGCCATAAGTTGAATTCATTAAATAATCCCTGATGCAAAGGGCAGGGTTGTTGGAAAACCTGTTTATAGAATAGGCTGTGCCTGCGTAAGTATTCCTGGTATCTTCTACCATCCTTCCTTTTACATCAGCATTAATGGTTGGCATCCCTGCACCCCACACTTCCTCGTCCGCTTCTAATCTTACATATAGATAAGCTATTCCCCTTAATCTGTGATCGTCACCCCACGCAAAGGTAGAGGAATCACTTTCTGCTACTGCTTTTAATTCTTGATCTACAGCCTGATTGCTTTCTCCTAGATGCACATTAACGAATACTTTATTCTGGAACCTTGGATCTAGTTGTGGCCAAATTTCAACATTATTGGCGTAAACCTTTTCTACTGCGCTTATTGGGCCTTCACATAAAGCGATAACCAAATTTAAGTATTCATTAGGAAATTCGTCCGTTACTTCTCCTTCTTGTGTATAGCCATCGGATGCACTCATAAAAACCATAACCCCACCCACACGCCTAACTCCATAGATAACAGGCAAAGGGGCGGTATTAGATCTGGAATTGCTTAAAACCGCGCCTGCCGTTTCTCCAAGACCTATCGTTGGGATTTGGCTTTTTATAAGGGAACCAATGGCATAAAAAGTTCCTGCGGTGGCCACATAAGATAAAGCTAGTGCAGCCTTGAAACTAAACCCTAACCTTCCAAAAACACCAATAAAAAAGTTTACTACGGTTCCTATAAATTGGACTGTTGCAGGCATTAATCTATCCTCAAGGCCCAGTCATAAATTGAAAAATCAGAAATTTTGGCGGTTGCCGTTGAACCATCCTCTAATACTGAAAGACATTGGCTACCTAAACAAATATGGCCCATCTCATATACACCACTATGAACAATAAGGATGTCTCCTGTCCTGGCTAACTTAGGCGGTAATTTAACTGCGCCAAGTTCTTCAATTATGCCTTCTGAGAAAGTGTATTTTTGTTTTTTGTTAAATTTAACTGCTCCTATTTTTGTAGTGTATTTGCCATAGATCTTATTCAATACATCTTTGCCAAGAACCTCGTCAATATATTTAAGGACTAAGGTATTGCAATCATTTTTACCCCAAGCAAAGGGTGTATGTAATTCCTTTTCTGCAAAAGCTATACTTTCTAAATCCTTCATTGCGGTGTTGCCTTTTTAGGTCTTTTACTTGGTTCTGCTATCAAGACTTTAATATTGGTATTGATTTGGCCGCCCCTAGCTGCACTTGTGGCCTTGACTGGTAGGATAACGTAACTATATGCACCACCACCTACAGCAGTTGAAGTTGCGGTTGTGCTAACTACAACAGTAAAAGAATTGGCATCTGGAACACTAGCAACTGTGTGGGAAGTGTTAAGTTCTTCCGCAGGGATCCCACCAACACTACTGCATCCAATTATAGAAACAGCATCACCTACAGCCAGGCCATGCGCGGTATGATGGAACGTAACTGTGGTGCTACCTGATGTAGTAGCTACAAATGGAGTATTGGGTGAAGCACCGTCTATAGTAACTGAATTACCCCCACCGTAATTAACTGTGCTGCTAACCGTGTCTGTTACTGTTATGTTATAAGCATCATTATCTTTTATGGCCGCTATTGTTTTTGTGCCATTAATACTTGATGAGCCAACTCCACCTACAGAAGCGGATCCTGCTATAACCACGGTATCACCAACATCTCTATTGTGGTCAGCTTCATTAACTGTAAAAGTATTATTAACGGAAGTGATTGTTGATATAGGTGGAGCAGTTGTTTTTTCTGTTTCTACAACCTCAATTATTGCTTTTTTCGCACCTGCGCCACTACCTACCTCTTTTACTTCGTAGGCCCTATCAGTTAATTTTTCTTCTGTAATACCACCAACTGCGCCTGTGTTTTCTAATTGAATATAATCTCCCACTTCTATTTCGTCTGTGGGATCTATTACCTGAACATAATGTTGTTTGTTTGTGGTGGTTTGTGTCTCAATTCCTGCCGTGGGCGGAACTTCATCATAAATAGTAAAATCCTTACCGCCCAGATAGTCTTCATCTACAGTAATGTCTTCATCTACCGCTATTTTGTAGCTGTCTGCATCTATAACGGTTACAGAGTGTTCTCCGTTTATTGAAGAAGCAGGAACGTCAGTAGTGCCAGTTGCACCTTCTATATTTACAATATCCCCTGTTTGATAAGCGTGGCCTGCTTCGTGTATTACCACTCTGTTAGGAACGTCTATCGTTACACTCATTATGCCGCCAACCATTCTTATATTTACAGGAGACCAACTTCCCACATCTGCTGTATCAATATAGGAAGCACCAGTTATTGCACCTGTTAATCCACCAGAACCAGTAATTCTGTTTCCTGCTTCAAACTCTCTGCCCCAGGCAACGTCCTTTATTATTTCTGCTGTGTAATCTAACCCCTTGTCTCCTGGATAATATAATTCTTGATTTTGCTTATTTAAAAAACGGCCAGGAACCTTCTCAAAGTCTATAAATTGATTTGACACTATTATAGTTGCAGTTGCCATCCCTGATTCTGCGTCCTCATTAATCAATGCGTTATCTATACGCCCATCAAATATAGTGACTGGATTAGCAATAAGAGCATTGGAATCGTTTATAAATGCTTTTCTAATAATCACAGTTCTATCAACATAATCCTGAGAAAGAAGTTCGTTGGTATATTGTGAACCAATCCCAGACAATGTTAGGCCCAAAGTAGTGGCCCCTAATTCAGAAGATTCTTCAATAGCATCAAAACTCAAAAAATAACCCAATGCTGTATAAGTGTTGCCGTTATAAGTAATGTTTCTATAAAAGTCAGTTACATAATGAGTTTCATTAAAATGCACTTCTATTAGATGGCATGGATGAGATTGGTCTTTAACAATCTCAGTTCGGAAAGCGGTAGAACTTCCTCTATTTGACATTAAGGAACCTCTATAAGCGCTATATCGTAAGAGTAATACCCAGAAGCGTCTGTGTTGTATTCTCTTGTGTCATTTGCAAAAGCAACCTGGAAGGGGACGGAGTTAGTAGTTATTGTTTCGTTATTAGCTACAGCACTTTCTAAATTTGGACTAAAACTTAACGTAGCATCACCAGATCCGTCACTAGACATATCTGCTGTAACCATATAAACCTTACTGTGTCCTGAAAACTTAAAAAAATCACCAGATCGTAATATATTGGCTGTGCTTGCTGTCAGTCCATCAACACTTGCTTGTGCAACCCCTACAGCTAAAGCACCATCTACTACAGGTGATTCACTTGTAATACCCCTGGTTGTTCCAATCGTTGTAGGAACCCAATTAAAGGTTTCATATTGTCCTTTCTGTTTTACACTAAAGGCATAAATACTGGCCATGTCTGCCCTAGTTAATGGCGGAAAAGTTACAGTAAAGAGCCATCTCTGGCCGCCCCTAGATCTAACCTGCCTTCTTAGGCTAGTAGAAACACTAACAAGATTAGGCTCTACGCTTTCTACTTTTATGCTAGTTGGGGCAGGGGTGCTTGGGAAAGTTCCACTCATTATCCTAATGGCCCCCTCTTACCGCGTTTTCTAAATGATTGTTCTACAACACCAACAATGGTGGGTGCTTGTTCCGCTACAGCTTGAGCCGCATCTTTAGCATTAAAGGCTTTAATATTGTAGTTTATGCTGATGTTTGTTCCGCCACCTGCACCTGCTAGTGCATGATTAGGAACAATATTGCCGTTTCCTGATGGCGTAAATAACTCTGGGCCGCGCTCTCCTACTAGGTAAGTCTTACCACCAGTTACAGGGCCACCAGATGCTTTGCCTGGAACACCAAAGAAGCTACTAACAGCACCCACGGCTCTTTGTATAATAAATACTCTTATTAATTCAGCTACTATTTGTTTTAAGATGTTGTCCATTAAGTCTTTAAGGCCTTCAATGCCGTTGGATATATTCATAAAGGCATTAACCAATCCATCCTCTAAAGTTTTTGCTACTGTCTGTCCTAACTTCTCCATGTCCTCAAATTTATTTCTTCCATTGTTAAACACTAAATCAAATCCTGCTCCAAATCTGTTTAGGGATTCTTCTGCTGTGGACAGGTTTACTGACAGTTCTTCTAATTCATCATTCAGGCCGTCTGGGCCTTTTTGGGGGGGATCAGTAAATAAACTCCTTAAATTATCAGCTATTTTTTTATACCTTGCCTCAAAGTCTTCAATTTCTGCTATATCTTTTTTTACCTGTATATTTATTTTTTTTAAATCTCTCCAACCCCTTACAGGATTCCAGTCCCACAGGGCATCCCATCTGGCATTAGACGCTTGCATTTCTACTTGCATTTCTTTGAAGAACTGAACCACACTTCCAAGCGATTCTATAGCTAAAGCGGCTCCTTCTACAAAACTGCTTGCTATAACTGTGCCTATTGCTTCAAGACCGCCGTGTGTTTTGTTTACTTCAACTATCCAATCTCTAAACTTGGTAATCAAATTATCAAGCATAGGGGCCAAGGCACCAAAGGTCTGATTGACTAGACCGCTTGCTATAAATTTTAATTCTGCAAAACGATCATTAAAACTTTCAACGGCCTTTATGACTTTGCCACTTACAATAAAACCCATTTCCTCTGCTTTTTGGATCCAGGCATCAAAGGCTACTACTCCATCGCCAAAGACCTGATTCATTTTGATACCTGCTCTACCAAACATGGACTGTAGAATTGATGCTCTTTCTGATTCTCGGCTTAGCTTACCTATACCTTCTACTACTTCTCTTAGCAGTTCATCGTTAGTCTTTAAATGGCCATTATTATTTCTTAGTTGTATGCCCATTCTATCTAGGGCGTATGTGGCTTCACCTGTGCCTTTCACAACTACGTCACCAATATTTTTGGCAAACTTCTCTAAACCTTTATTAAGATCTTCAACTGACGCGCCGCTTTCTACTGCGGCTAATCGTAGTGCTTGTATCTGTTCGGCGGCAAAACCTGTTCGGTCTGCCGTCTTTCCTATATCGTCTAGGGCATCAAAGGCTTTCTTGCCCAGGGCAAGAAAAGCTGCGGCTGCGGCTGTAACAGCCACCATCAGGCCAGTTACTACTTTGGCAGCAGCTTTAGCAGCACTACCTAGTTTCTTCACCATGCCAGTGGCGAGTTTAAATTTACTGCTAAACTGATCTTTAGCAGCAATTATCATCTTAAACTTATCCACTTTTCTTACTCTCTAATATTTTTATATAAGCTAACCATCCCATAAATTCGTCAACCGTTATCACGCTTAACTCATCAAGAGTCTTATGTAACCTATCTGCCAATGCGTATTGCGTGAATAAATCCGCATTAGCTTTTATTTTTTTTCTGCGGTCTCCAAGTCGTCAGTTCCCATTATCCAACTACCAATCTTTGTCAAAACACTTACATCAACGCTATTCATTAATTTGTGCTTGTCGTCCATCGTAAATAATTTATCGCCATTTTCATCTAATGCTTTGTGGATCAAGGCATAAGCTAATAAAGCCAAATCATCATTCTTAGATAAACGGTATAACTTTGAACTTTCTTGGAGAGTCAAAGGTTTAGCATAGATCTTGAAGGTGCCACTCTCGTCTGCCCATTCTTCAACTTCCATAGATCTAATGTCCATGGAGTTGAAGTGGGAGACCGCTCTGTCTATTGCGCTCATAGCCTTACACCGTTGCTGTTGTTACTGCGCCTGTATAAGTCGCACCAATACTTGCTTCAACCATGCCATCAAAAGATCCTGTTATAGATTTTGATGTAACTAAAGCCGTTCCTGTGTAATAAGTATCACCTGAAGCTGCTCCTTCTGGGTAAAGAATCAAAGTGACAGATGATCCTGGTGCTAATGCAACCTGACCATTTGTATCTGTTTCATCCCAGAATACATCAACTGATGCGTCAGCAGATGTTAGACCTGCAAGATAAGTTCTTGCTGAATCTCCCATAGCTGTATCTTCAATAGTATCTGCTGAAGTATTAAGAGTCCATGAACGAACTTCTGCAACTGTGTTAGAAGCTACTTTTACAAGTCCTTCTTTTCCTGCGTGTGTTGCCATTTCTATTCCTCGCTATTTTTGTTATTTTTACTTACAGACTTAGAGGAATTACCCTTCTCAGTCCAACCTTTACTTTTTAAATACTCCACCTGGTCAATATGTGCATCAATGCTATCTTTGCCATCTGGAGAAAATAAAATTGCCATTTTTACTCCTTACACCGCCGTTTGTGGTGCATTTTCAATAGTCATGTATTGAACGATGTAAGTCATGGAAACGCTTGCAACAGGCTTGTCTCCTTCTCCATCAAATTCAATTTCTGTAGATTCCAAGTATGAGTTCTTAGCCAGGCCGTTAAGCGTGACATCATTACCCAGGGCCGTTTCAACTTCTGCCGCTACGGTATCAATCGTATCGTCATAGTTGCTTACAGCTTTTACATAGCCTTCTATAACTAAAGATAAATTTCTTAAAACAGTTCTCGTATCACCTATGGTCTGTGGTTCGCTATCTTCTGACTTCGTATAGATCAACAATCCTGGAAGATTTGCCGCTCCCATGGGATATACCCTGGATTGATAAACCTTAGATCCAGTAGTGGTTAAACCTGTAAGGGTTGTAGCCGCTCTTTCTCTTAATTGTTGCCTAGCGTGTGCCATTATTGTTGCTCTAACACTAAGGCTGTAACGCCTGTGCCATCTGGTTGCACGTTAACTATGTTATAAGTAATGCTGCTTATTTGAATCGTGTCGCCAATCTCAACATTGGTCATATCAGAACTTCTGCCTGTAGCCACAGGTTGAGTTCCTTCTACTTCCATGCCTAATCCTGGATCTATTGCAAAATATTCTTTATTAAGTATCACGTTAATAGAAGAACCAGATCCATTGATGGTAATTGTTGCAGAACTACCATGTGAATCAGTTTCAAAATATCCTGCTAAATCTGCTGACGATTCAAGAGTCATTACTTAGCCTTTTTTTTAGGTGCCTTTTTAACGGCCCTATCTTTTGTAGATTTAGGCTTATCGGAAACATCACTTGCAGTTCCATTACTAACGAACTGTCTAGCTTCGGCAGAAGAAACTTCTACTACCTCGTCTTTTTTTCGCATGATGCCGCCTATATAAGCGTTCATCTCCATTCTTATCTGTGCCATTTTTTACTCCTTGAAAGAGGGGAGCGAACTCCCCTCAAATCAAACTGATTAGACAGTTATATCCTTAATCGCGCAGAACGCATTAGGGATTCTTACTGCAACATCTACATCCTGGAAGAACGCTAAACGAGTCCCACCAGAAGTGCTTAATGTTGAACTATCAACAACTACGTCAACACCTGACCAGAAACCAAGCATAAC